TTGTAATAAATCCTCGTTGGGCTGCTTTCAAAGAAGATGATTATTTGAAAGCATCACACAGTGGTTATGGTGAGGAAGGTATCCCAAGCGAAACATCCGATACAGAAGTTCAAGTACAGGTCGACACAGGAGATTTTGACCTGCGTGGATTTGAAGTAGCTCGCATGGAGCTGTTTGATACGAACAACCGTCCCTTTATCACTTTTTCCGATAGATTTATTAAGTTGAGTGCTATTTGCACACACAAACTTGGAGAACGAAATCATATCGAATTACTTGTGAACCCTATTACAAGAAAATTTGCTATACGAACCACTGATGAGAAGAATCGTCAGGCTGTGGTCTGTTCAAAGAAATCAAATAAAGTGTACACACCAAAGCAGATACAAATAACGGCTTTTTATGATACTTTGTTTTCTTTATTCGGTTGGAATACTGACTATCGTTACCGAATAACCGGAACTATGTATGAGGACGGAAAGGAAATCGCATACATTTTTGATTCCGCAAATTCAGAAGCATTTTTGAAGTCATATCTTGTTCCAAAAGGCTCACAAGATGGTGACGGAGAGTATGCAGCATACCACCCCTTAACTCCATACGGAAAAAGAATCCGAGCCATTCCTGAATCGTGGACGAATAATTTCGGTAAGCAGTATTATTTGCACGAGCAGACTTTGGCAGAATTAAGTAATCAAAGTGAAGCTGATTGGAAACTTCGTATTGAAGGTCAATTAATTGAAACTGGTAAAAAGATAAATGTTACAAGTTTCGAGGAGCTTCAAAGCTATATCAAGCAAGAATTAGGAGATTTAGTTATACAGGAGGATTTAAACGATGAATGATTATAATAATCTATATTCAACGCCTACAAATACACCAAGCGAAAACACAAATGATGTGGCTGATGAGTTTGTGGAAAATATCGCACCCGTTCTTAAGGAGGATGATGAGGTCATCAACTTAGGTGAGGATTTTGATTTTGACGGATTCCAAGTTGTAAGACGAGAGTTTTTTGCACACACAAGAGAACCATCTTGTACTTTTAACAATTGCAAATTCTATGTCAATTCAGCTTGCCTTTCCAAATTCCCAACATCGGATTATGCACAAGTTCTGATTAATAGAGAAAACAAAATACTCGCTCTTCGTCCCTGCCCGGAAGGAGCAAGGGATTCTTTTCAATGGTGTACTTTGTCAAAGGGTAAAAGAAAACCCAAAGCCATCACTTGCAGACTTTTCTTTGCAAAGGTTGTTTCTATGATGGAGTGGGACCCAAACCACCGATACAAAATGCTTGGAAAAATTATTCATTCCAATAACGAATATCTTCTTGCATTTGACCTTTCTTCGTGTGAGACCTATCAAAGAACATTTATCGATGGAGAGAAACCCAAAACATCAAGGACACCCGTATATCCTGCTGATTGGCAGAATCAGTTCGGGCTTCCATACAATGAACATAAGCAATCAATGAAAATCAACATTGTAGATGGCTATGCTGTGTATTCAATCAAAGAAACCTCAAAACCTAACAAAGCTGCAGAGGAAACGAATAACGGTGTGCCGGAAGCCACTATTCTTGCTCTTGGTAATGGCAATTCAGGAGGTGAAGCATTATGATTGAAAATCCAAATTCCCAAGTTGTTATATCAATCGACCAAAGAAAAAACCGTATTCGCATATACAAGAGTATGCTTCAGCTGCTTGGCTTTCCAAAATACATACAGCTACTCGTAAACCCAAATAACAAATATGTTGCAATAAAGGCTATAGAGAATCCTACACCAGAGGACCAAGCGGAACGAATCAAACCGCAAGAATTCATGGTAAATGATTCTTACGAGCTTTATAGCAAATCTTTTATAAAAAAGCTCTGCGAAGTTTATGGAAAACTTGACCCCAAGTATACCTATCGTTTAACCGGGAGCATTGTTTCATCGCATAATATGGCTGTGTTTTCACTGAAAACATTAGCGGCAATAGAAGTATGAAGGAGGTTTCTGAATGAGCATTGAATTGAAAATCAAGAAGGAATTCAAAAACCTTATTCGACCACTTCACAGACAAGAGTTCCTTCAGCTTGAAGAAAACATTCTGCGAGATGGGTGCATTCACCCTATTGTCACATGGAATGGTTTCATTGTAGACGGACACAACCGATACGAAATATGCACCAAGCACAACATCAGATTTAAAGTTCTTGAAATGGACTTTGAAAGTAACGAGGACGCAATCGTATGGATATGTGCGAATCAGCTCGGAAGAAGAAACATATCCGATGAAACTCGCAAATTCTTAATTGGTATGCAGTACGAATCCGAGAAGATTATTAACCAACGAAAGAACCCATTGGGGCTGAATCAGTATTCGGAAGATGATGACCTTGTTCCGGGAGATATTGCCGGAGAACCATATTCAGCTCACTCTAAACACAAGACAGCACTTCGCATTGGTGAAGAAAACCATGTGTCCGCAGGAACAGTCCTGAAATACGCACAGTACACAAGGGCACTGGAAGAAATCGGTGCAAAAGAACCTGAACTTGTACCCAAGATACTATCCGGCAGATATAAGATTTCCCATAGTAATGTAATGAGAATGGCAAGCTGTTCGTCCGAGGAATTAAAAACAATCAATAGACACCTTAATAGGAACAAGAATCCATACTTTCAGTACAATCAATCTCGCAGTGTGTTGAATAGTAATGTTCCATTTGAACCCCAACAACCTCCAAAAATCAAAGAAATGCCCGCCTTTGACCCTGATGCGGAAGTTACTGAATTGACACTTACCATTCCAACATGGTGCAGTTCAATCAAGCGTACAAGGAACAATGCCAATTTAAGTATTATTTCAGAAAAAGCGAGAGATAAGTTAATCGCTGCACTTTTATCCTTACAAGAAAATGCAGAAGAAATGTTAAAGTTAATCAAGGAGGAATACTAATGGACAACTTTGAACAGTTTATACCAAATGTGCATTTTGAGTTAATACCTATAAAGAACCTTGTTTCAAACCAAGAGTATCAAAGAATTATTTCTCATTCTCATATAGACCGAACCGCAGACGATTTTGATGTTTGTCAGATAAATCCTGTCAAGGTAAGTCGAAGAGATGGAGTAAACTATGTTTTTAATGGTCAGCACACCATTGAGATTGTTGCTTTGGTTTCAGGTTCTCGTGATTGCCCTGTTTGGTGTATGATTTATGACGATTTAACCTACGAACAAGAAGCGGAGATTTTCTCCGACCAGATGAAGCACGCAAAAGCTCTCATGCCTTATGAAAAGTTTAATGCAAAGATTGAAGCCGGACGAGAAGCTCAACTCATGATAAAGCAGCTCGTTGAATCATACGGACTTGAAGTCGGCATCAGAAAATCGCCGGGAGTGGTTGGTGCAGTTTCAACCCTTGAGAGTATTTATGAAAAATACGGATACCATGTACTGAACCGAACTTTGAGATTGGTTATTGCTACATGGGAAGGTGAAACTAATTCCTTAAGTGCTAATATGTTAAATGCGGTTGCAAAGCTCATAGTTACATATAACGGAATTCTGGATGAAGAATTATTCAGAGAAAAGCTCGGAAATGTATCCGTAAAGACTCTCATTCGTACTGGCAAGGAACGCCGCCCCGGTTCTTTCGGTTTGGCAGAAGCTATGATTCTTATTTATAACGGCAAGAAAAAGATTAACTCAAACAAGCTGTTTATAAACAGACTATACGCAAAAGACTTTACTGCCATTATTGACGATGAGGATTTTGCAAATGATGAAAACCTTGATATATACCAAGAGCCGACTGAAGACGAAATTGATGACTACGAACCAGTATCCGAACTCGATGAAATCATTGAAAAAACGGAACAATAACAGCGACTAAAAACACTCCTGTCGAGTTTTACGCAGGAGATGTTTTTATGTTTCGATGAAGTTGAGTGTCTACATTTTCACAAAAATTGATTACATTTTGGTTTGTTCTATTTTGTAGACAATACCTCAATTTCAGTTCCGCTTCTGAAAACGAACCGCATTGTACCGCTGTTTTCAACCACAACTTTGTCAATGGTTGCAAGCCATAAATCTTCATCGAACTCGTCAATAAAACTGTCGATGTCGGAAAAAGCATCAATGAAGTCACTGAAGGCTTCGCCTCGTGATTTACGCAGCAACTTTTCATCTTCCAGTCCCTTGAGCCGTTCTGTTGCTTCCTCGAATCTTGCAACATAGCCGTTATAGCGTTTTAAGTATTCCTCTTGGCTTTGTGGTGTTGACGCATTCTCTTTGATACCTTTATGCACCATTTCGGTTATGACCTCAAGTTCCTGCTTAAGCTCGGTGATTTGGTTATCAATGGAAGTGCAATCCGTGAGGTTCTCTGCGATTGTTTGACAGTTTTCGATAATTTCATCCATTTCGGTAAATATGGTATTAAAAGCCTTAATGAATGCTTCTTTAATATCGTCCTCGGTGATATGTGGTGTTCCGCATTTTTTCTCACCTTTGAACTTATCGTTGCATTGCCATATTGTCCTTCGGTATTTTTCGCTTGTTGAATTCCAGACTTTTGAACCGAAGAAGGCACCGCAATCACCGCAGACAACCCTCGTTGCAAAGATGCTGTTTCCGCTGTACTTTCTGCCCATTGACTTTCTTCTTACAAATTCTTTCTGGACCTTTTCCCATTCATCGGGGGGGATAATTGCCTCGTGGCTATCCTCAACATAATACTGTGGGATTTCACCCTCGTTGGTTTTCATTTTCTTGCTTAAGTAATCAACAGTGAATTTTTTCTGTAACAGTGCTGCACCTTTGTATTTTTCGTTTGTCAGAATGCTCTCTATTACACTCACTCGCCAGTTAGTGGACTTGCCGGAAGGCGTTGGAATATTATCCTTTGCAAGTTCGCTTGCAATCATAAACGGGGTCTTGCCTTGCATAAATTCTCTGTAGATTCTTTTGACAATGACCGCTTGCTCTTGATTTACAACCAGTGAACCTTTTTCACCCTTATCGTAACCGAGGAACTGTTTGTAGCCGAGGCTGATTTTTCCGTCTGCTGCACTTTTTCTTTTACCCCATGTTACATTCTCCGAAATGGAACGGCTTTCTTCCTGTGCCAACGAGGACATGATGGTAAGAAGAAGTTCGCCCTTGCTGTCCAGTGTCCATATGTTTTCTTTTTCAAAATAAACCTCGACACCTTTTGCTTTAAGCTCTCGGATGGTTACCAAGCTGTCAACCGTGTTTCTTGCAAAACGGCTGACCGATTTTGTTACAATCAGGTCAATTTTTCCGTTGAGAGCATCCTCAATCATCTGCTTGAAGCCGTCTCTCTTTTTAGTATTTGTTCCCGTGATGCCTTCGTCCGTGTACACCTTTACGAATTCCCAGTCGTGGTTAGCTTTTATAAATTTGGTATAGTAATCAACCTGTGCTTCATACGAAGTGAACTGTTCGTCTTTATCTGTTGAAACCCTCGCATATCCACAAGTTCTTCGCTTTGCTAACGAAAGTGTGGGTAGCTTTGTCAGTGGGTTTATCTTTGCAGGTATGACCGTTACTGCTTTTGCCATTCTTGATTTCTCCTTTTCAAATTATTCTGTCGCACTTGCTCTCTCATTTCAGGTGTCCAACTTTCGCTGCGTGAACGGTCTTTCCATGTTGTTTCAACCGTATGTCCGTCTTTGAAATGGTAAATCAAGTGGTTTGCTTCCGGCACTGTAATCTTGATTATTTTTTCTTCAAAAAGGTCTGCATCAAAATCTGCAATGCCAAGCATCTCGGCTGAAACAGCACACAAGGTTTCATCTGGTATTTGCTTTGAGGCACAGACTTTTTTGCCGAGCCTATCAAAAGTGCTGCAAATCCAAACAACCCTCGTTGCGGTTACCTTTCTTCGGAAGTTCTTACCGCAGTTTTCGCATAGTATTTTTCCTGTAAAAGCATACTTTTGGGGTACGACTTCTTTACAGTGTTTTTCTCGTCTTTTCTCAAGCTCCAACTGAACCGCTTCAAAAACTTCTCTTGGGATGATTGGTTCGTGGTTATCCTCGACATAGTATTGAGTTTTTTCGCCTCTGTTCCGAACCGTTTTTTTGGTTAAATGGTCGAGCCTGAAAGACTTCTGCAAAAGCAAATCGCCTATGTACTTTTCATTAGAAAGTATGTACCGCACTTTCTTTGCTGACCATGTATCTCTGGTGTTGCTTTCAATACCCATTTCGTTGAGAATTTGAGCTATCTTTAAAACACCTAAACCGTCAAGGTACAATTTGTAGATTTGCTCTACAATTTCGGCTTCTTCTGGAATAATCTCCAATCCGCCATCTGGTGTTCTTTTGTAGCCATAAATGTTCCAAACACTCATCGGCAGTTTGCCTTGCTTGAAATCATTCTGAATACGCCACTTAACATTCTCACTTGCGGAAAGGCTTTCTTCCTGTGCGTAAGAAGCTAAAATTGTAAGCATCAGTTCACCTTCGGCACTTAAGGTGTTGATGTTCTGTTCTTCAAAGAAAACTCCGATTCCGAGCAGTTTTAGCTCTCTTACTGTGTTTAGCAGTGTGACCGTGTTTCTTGCAAACCTTGAAATGCTCTTTGTTATTACAAGGTCTATTTTCCCGGCTCGGCAATCTGCAATTAACCTTTGAAAATCTTCTCGGCTCTCCTTTGTTCCTGTCAGTGCCTCATCCGAATACACTCCGCAATATATCCAACCCTCATGGTTTTGAATCAGGTTTGAATAATAACTGACTTGAGCTGAAAGCGAATGGAGCATTGTATCTTTTCCGTTTGAAACTCGGCTGTATGCTGCAACCCTTAACAGCCGTTCTTGCTTGGGTGCTTCAAACTTCACCCTTTGTACTATTCTATCCATTTCTACCTCCTTACAATGGTTTATACCATATTCGCTCTAAAAGCCAGTAAAGTCAAGGGTTTCAGGCACTTTTTAACGATATATAACTGACGAATTTAAGCCGTATTTATTGGCTATAATTGTTTCGATTTCAGCATACTCATCGGCAGTAATCAATCCTTGCTTTAGCATCAGTTTTGCCTTTGACATCGTTGCTTTATAAAGAAGAACGGCTCTATACAAATTTTCATCCATCGTATTCAGCCTCCCTTCGTCTTGCATCAGCATAACATGACCGAGAACAGTATTTCCGATGCGTGTTATAGCTCTGAAATTTCTTCCCACAAAACTCACAAGTGTAATCGTACATAGTTTTCCGATTTACCAATTCCGGGTGCGAATTCCACCATTCAAGTCGGCATTTATCTGAGCAGAATTTTTTTGCCCTTTTCTGCGGAGTGTCTTTGATGGTTTTTCCGCACTGTATGCAAATCTTTTGAGATTTGTCGAGTGGATTTCTTCTGCAATATGACTTCACAGAGTTTTCAGCCAAGCCGAGAAGTGCTGCAATTTTCTTATAGCCGTAACCCTGAAATCGCAATTTATCTATTTCAACATTTTGCATTTAAAATCACTCCTTTCGCCTTACGGAGATTTAAGCTGTGTTTTGGGGAGGTATTTTAATAATTTTTTTTAGTTTTTCTAAAAAAAAATAAGCCTGCAAAGGAAATTATCCCTTGCAGGCTCGTAAAAATTATACATTTTTATTTCTTAAATAGTTAGCTGTCTTACGGGCAAGCCAGTAGCTGTTTGTGTCCTCTTCAAGTTTCTTCAGCCACAAAGCTGAATCGGAAATAATGCCACGATGGGCAAGCTCCCAGACGATATCATTAACCGTTGTAAGCTCTGCGATGGGGGCTTTAGTTGCAGAGCCGGACAATAGCTTCTTAACATCAGATCTGAAAGTATCCATGCTTTTTCCGTGTTTCGGAAACCAATGCATAACATCACCGTGGTTTGAAGCGATACCTTTCTTGTAACCCTCCGAATGGCAAATGATATCCTTTTCGGTAAGTCCGTACTCTTTACAAAGGTAAGCACAAAGTTCAACGGCTTCTTTGTACACTGCATTGAAATATGTAGCATCGTTCAGTCCGTCCTCACAGATTTCAAAACCGATATGAGTATTGTTAGCCGAACCGCCTGCGTGCCAGCCTCTGTGGTTCCACGGTAAGGTCTGGTAGGTCGCAACCGAACCATCAGCAAGCTTGCCGATGAATCCGTGAACACATACCTGAATGCCACCGGGACGGGCAGTGTTCCAGTGATTGCCATACTGGTTCTTACCGATTTTTCCGTCATCAGGAAGATAGCGTTTAAGCCACGGATTGTTTGCACCCGTGGAATGAACCATAATACCTTTTACAGTGATTTTCTTGCCTGCCTTATAGCAGTCATTGTTGGTTAAAAATAACTTATTTAGATTCATTGTCATTCTCCTCTCTTAATTTAGCAAGTGCATCTTTGAGTACCTTTGGAAGCGGAAGTCCTAACTGGCCCCAATTTTCAAGAATTGAGAAACCTTCGTTTGCTATGTAATACGAGATAGCCACAGTTCGCAGTGCCATGCTGTCAACATGGATGAATTTATCAAGCTGTGCTGCCACCGCTACAATAAGCAAGATTCCGAGTTTCTTGACTCCACCAATGTAGAATTTGCTTGAGTCAAACTGCTTCAATGCCCAAGCCTTTGTGAAGCCACTTACAAAATCGGTAATCATGAAAATAATAAGGATGGAAAGCATCGTATCCATCCCACCGAAAATGTAAGCAATTGAAGTTGAAATTGCTGTGAAAAAAAGTTTGATTTTTCCCATAAGTTAATCCTCCTTATAAATTTGTAAATAGCTTTCGCTTAATTCTTCTTCACCGTAATAATGCATTACGGAAATATAATAAAGAGTTCCGGCAGTAAGCTCGAAACTCTCATCATAAAAATATCCGTCATAAAGCTCTGTGAAATCCGAACCATATAGACGAAGTTCATGGTCTCCTGATACTCGTTTTTCTCTTATACAGTAAGTTCCAGAGGTAGGCGGTGTAAATCCAAAGACCCGTGTTGAATCAGACTCCGAAGTATAATGTGCAGAATGAACAGTTCGTACAGGCATAAGAGTTCCATCCACATTTGCAAGTACATTTGTTGCAGGAACTAAAACTCCATCAATATTTACGAACACCTCGTGCAAATTTTGATAAAGGGAATTGTATCGATTTGCAAAGACACCATATTGGAATTTCCCTGTTTCAAGCTCTTGCAGTTCAAGACTTTCTGTCAATGTTATTGATTCTACAGCATACCAAGAATCCCAGCTTCGGCTCGAACCGGGGTCCGAGGATGGCACGAAGCAAAATTTTGTAATGTCGAGATTATTTATATCGCAGTCGATTGTGTAAAGTCCCGTATCCGGCAAAGTGAAAGTTTCTATTTCCACCCAACTGCCGGAAGATTTACAAACAAAGAAATCCCAACTTCTGTCATAAATAGTGCCTGAACCTGTATTTATAATTTCAATACTGATTTTCAAATGTTTACATCCGGTTACTGTGTTGTTGAAAACCATAGGATATGTGTAAGAACCATTTCTTGTTATTCTTGTTTCAGACCATTGGTTCTGAAATCTTCCTTCTTCGCCATAGCCTGTATAAGGATATTCATAAACAAAATCTATAGTTGCCATAACTCACCTCAAAATGTCTTGATAACGATGTCACCATAACTTGTTGCCGGAGGGGTATCACCGCTTGTCCACAGTACAATATTTCTTACTTGTTTTGTGGTATATGAAGTGTTTGAATAGGCAGTAAGCTGTGCGGTCATCGTTGTCGCAGCATTCTTTCTTACAAAGTTTGAATCAACATAAGTCTTGTTTGCAATGTCGTATGAGTTTGACGGATTCTGAACTCTTGCACGTCCGCTTGAATCTCTCATCATAAGAGTGCTTGCAGTATATGAACTGGTTGCATTATTCATTTTTGTTTTATCAGTGCTGCTCATAAAACCATTAGCTGATGTTGTTGCGTTTGCATGAGTTCCGTTATTAATATGGTCAGCACATTCCTCAAGGCTAACCGATGGGTCAGCCTGCCAAGATGACTGTCCTGTAATGGCTTTTATGCGGTTTGCAATCCAACCAAGAACAGTTTGAAGTTTCCCACGTGATGAACTTCCCGGTGCATCTGTAGCTAAAATAGACGGAGTCAAGGCCCCGTCTATTTCATCAAAGTTTTCATTCAATACTGCAATATCCGCATTATCAGAATAAAGCGGTTTTTTCAGTAAGTAGTTTGTGGTTTCCTTTGGCATAATTTATCACTCCTTAAACCATACGAGAATCTTGTCCTCGGATACTCTCTTCAATACTGGATAGCCGTTCTCAATGGATTTTACAGCAATTCCATCTGTTCCCGGTCTGCAAAGGTCACCGCTTTTGAGTGTTCCGTCATCATAAACAACAAGTTTTCCGAGAACCCCTACAGGTGACCATTCAGGTCGGTTCTTTCTCGGAACATACTCTTCGGTGCTATCCCAATCCGGGTTTAACACGGGCTGTCTTTCAATATGCTCCTCTGAAATAAGGTTATACTCATCATCGTATTCAGCCGAAACCACCACATCATGATATTGAACTCTTCCAAAATCATCAGTGAGATATTTACCTTTCCAGTGCATTTCACCGCTATCACCGATAATAGCAGGCTTTGCAGAAACAATGCCGAGAGGCTTCTCGAACTCACCGCATTTGACAATCTTTTCTCCGTTGAGTTTTACGAAATACCCAACACGGTCTTCGGAGTTAGGATTTCCATCCTCCCACTCGAAATACTCGGCATAGTCGGCACATGGTGTTGTATATTCAGCATCAGCATGAACACTTCCGTCCGAAAGAACTTTGAATGCAAGACCATGAGATTTGTGTGCAGTACCATTTGCAAGGGCAAGTGAGTATGGTTCTGTAATCGTTCCATACTTGCCCCAGATGTTCGCACCTTCGCCTGCAGCTATGGTGTGATAACCATTTGCATTTGTATACTTGCCGGAAGCAATGGTATAGTAACCGCCTGTTTGGGATGCATTTGCATACGAAGTAGAAGAATCGCATACAAAAACCAATCCGTCTGGGAAAAGTTTATATGCATAACTTCCGCTGCCCCCCATGTAAGCAGAACTATCAAGGTAGATTGTGTTTCCGCTAACAGACTTTACTGTTTGTTCGGAAAACACAAATGAGTTAGCACTATTGTAGCAACGCATTAAAATTTTTGTTCCCTCGGATATTCCAGAAAGCGAATATGTGCTGTCAATAGTCAGATACCTACTTGTTGTATTCAAAGCTGTTGCTTTAAGAGGTCTGCCTACAACTCTCGAATAATATCCTATTGCTGTTGAGTACGGAGAATAGTTGTAAGCGTAGTTTAATGCTGTACCATATTCGCCATAGCTTCTTCCAGAATTAGCTGAAAAAGAGCTATTCTTGGTTGCTTGGGAAAGCCCAAAAGCTGCCGCATACGCACCAGTTGCTGTAGCCGAACAAGCTGCAAAAGAATAGTTCCCATCAGCACGACCTGCACCGGCAGCCATGGCTTTTCCACCTGTTGCTGTTCCACCAAAAGAGATGCATCCGCTTGTTCCAACCAATTTATGTTCATCGTTTAATACCACGAAGGCAGCAGGATATGAGTAATCTTCCATAATATGTATATCGTCAGGCGGCTCTGTTTGCATACTGAATCCATCGATAGTAAACCATCCCGATGACTCGTCAATGCCAATAATTTCGCATATCTGTAGTCCTGAATATACACTAACGTAATCGTCCCAGTTTTCAGTAGTCCAATTCCGACATACTTCTATTGCTACTTTGTCACCGACTTTGAAAGGAGGCACAAATTCTTCTTCACCCCAATAGTAATACCACATGGTATTGCTATATACATCGAACCAATCATAGCTTAATTCGTCATAAGGGATGTGGTCTTTAACAATGCCATCAGTTACAAATGCTAAATTTTCTCCTACGATTATGTTGTTCGAACCTATGACAAGATTACCTTTACCATAAACAACATTGTTCTCACCGATGACGACATTATCTTCGCCATCAATATAAAGCTGTTCACCGAGAACATTTGTAATCGAGCCACCACTCTGATAAAGTTCATTGATTGCTCCAACTATATTTTTTGCTGCAGTTCTTAATTTTTTGACCTCACCAACATCCTCATAAGTGGCAAGACCAATATCACTTGGTTTTATTTCAGCCATTATTCATTCCTCCTTGCATATGCATTTGTGCCATCCCAAACGACTGTACCATTCCCGGTTTCTTCGGTGGTATAATAAACGGCACCTTCATCAGTAATGTTTAATACTTTTTTGTGTTCAAACACCAATACCTCATCCCAAGTATAAGTTTTTACTGTTGTCCAGTTTTGGAGTGTATCAATGACATCTTCCCAAAGCCTATAAGTGAAAATATATTCGACAGCGAGATGGGCAGGTTTGATTTCTTCAACCATAGCCTGAATATCAGCTATGTTGTATGGGATACCTGTTCTTGAAGTGAACTTAACAGCAAAGCAGTATTGAGAGGGATATTCAATTATTTCTATATCTCCATTCACAAAGGACGCTGCAACATTTTTCATCATTGTTTTTGTAACTGTTCCCGTACCACGAAGCCTTGACATAACTCGACCTCGTCTTGTTTCAATGTCAGCCGAGGGGTCTGGTGTTAAACCCACATCTTGCTCGTGGTTTTGGATGTTTTCATCCGTCAAAATAACAAAGAACTGATTTTCAGTAAGAGCAACCTTATCCTTGAGCCTTTCAAATTCCAACTCTATGCTTTTAAACAGCTCTTGCATGACTTTGGATTTTCTATAGTATGAGGGTAGTTTCTTAAGCAAGAGTAATCACCCCCAAAGCCGGAACCTCTGTTTCACCGATGTCAATATTATCTGTGCCACCATTTAGGGAAAGGTCACTGTAGTCGGTGACAGCATCGCAATTCAAAATACAACCACCGATTTGTGCATAAGAAATATAAGTACCTGAAAAAGCATTTTTTTGCAGATACTTAGTTATGCTCTCGGAGATTTTTTCTATAGCTGTTTCTTCTGTATACCCGTTTGCGAGAACAAGAGAAACTGCGATATCAATAACAAGCGGAGTTGCACTTTCCACTGTTACTTCAGCTCCTATGGGTCTGTTTTCTTCAATGTGCTGTGCGACCTCTGCAATAAGTTCTTCACTTGCAGCACCCTTGTCCGAGTTGATTATGATTACCTTAACGGTGCCATTGCCATTCCAAAGCGGCAGACACTTCGCATCACCAACACCACCGATTTCTTTTGCCCACATGATGTAATGATACTTACTGCCGGAGGTTGCAGGCAAGGACACCTTTTCAAAGTAACGCTCACGAAGTTCGTCATCGGTTTCTTCGTCAAATCCGTCTTCTGCTGCGATAGTGTTTGTAACCGAAACCAGTCCGGGGAGCGTGACCGGGAAACGATTTATTGCACCCACTGGAACATTACCGATTCTGCCGGGGGTATCGCACTTTGCAGACACTGTCGCTGAACCCGTATCATCAAGGGTTGTGGATTCTGTTACAGTGAAGATGAGTGTATCCGATGCCACCTTATCACCGCTTGAAATTATGCTGCCGGGTGTTCCTACCAAAGTTACACTAACAATGGAGTTTGTGGCTGCTTTTCTTACGATACCTTGTTCTGCAACCTTGCTGTCAAGGTAAACCCCGGTAGCTGTCAAAGCAAAGCCGTTTTTAAGTATTTCTTCGGTTCGGTTACTTATGATAGCAATTTGTTCAGAAAGCGGTTTATCAACATCATAAAAAAATGAGCCGACAGTCTTGTCGAACTCATCACTAATCTGCGACAGTAACCGTGATAGAATTTGCTCCTGATTCACCTATATACACCTCCAATGCAACTGTGATTGAACCTTTATCTCTTGTGAGATTAAAACTGCTGACATTTGTTATTTGAGGATTTTGAAGCAGAGCTTCCTCAATCTCACGTTTCAGCTCGGCTTCTATGAACTCAACGGTGTAGTTATTACCGATGATTAAATCCTCCAAATGGCAGCCGTATTCAGTACCATCATAAATTTGGTATCTGCCTTTTTCGGTTCGGATGATTTTTTCAATCCAAACCCTTATAGCTTCAATTCCGTCACACTCTATGAGCTTACCATCAAGCACCACAAAATCTCCCTTGTCAAAATCAAAGAGATAAGTTTTTGTACCGCCGGAATTGTCAGCTGTGTTTTGGGTGACGGTTATTTCTTTCGATTGTGGAAACATCACATCACCATCCCAACTACTATAAATTTTTGATTATTGGAAAACGGAAGGAGTACAACCTCTTTTCCAAGATTTATATAATCACCATCATAATTCTGTTCTTTAAGATTAAACAGGCAAACCAGATGGCTGTCATTTAATATTACCTTTTCATTGATTCGTATTTTTGTTCTCGGAAGCTCTATAATCTTACCGAACATAGGAGAATATCCGGCATCATTATTTCTTTCTTTGAAGAGCTTTGCAAGTTCAGTAATACCACTCATGATGCCCACCTCCGTAAATCAAGTTTTACATAGTGCCTTCCGTTTTTAATACTGTGACCGCTGCCTTCAATGAGATAGTTCAAATCACCGATTGTAATAACCGAGCCTGCTCTTGTATAGCTGTTTAGGGCTTCGATGATTTCACATGAGAATGTTTCTTTCTTTTTGTTCAGTTCGGCAAGCTGCGTATCTGCCACAGTATTCGCATTTTCCTTTTCAGGGTCTATCTTCACAACCTTTTGAAGCAAGCCATATTTTTCAATACTTGCATCGTCCTTTTTAGTTGCTTTCAAAGAATAGACACTGTCTTTCTCGGTAACGACCTTTATGCTGTTTTTCATTTCATCAATGCTTAAGGAATGAGAAACACTCCCACGAAGTAAAGGAGAGAATATGAGCCGTGTATTCGGAGTGATTCTGAATTCCGGGTACGCATAAAGGTCACCGAGCTTATATATTCGCACACCGCTTGGAGTCACATCAAGGTTATATCCTCCGCCACAAAGCTTTAAGATGTCCTTGATAATCTCCGACAGCACCTTGTCAAGGTAGAGCTGTGTAATTTCTGTGTTAAGATCAGGAATTGTGTCGATGGGGATGCCATAATCTTCGCATATCTTTTTTATCGCTTTTTTCGCAGTCATCTTATTGAACTGATAGGTTTCGGAGGACTTATTCAAATACCACCCAAAGTCACAAGAGGTGTATTTGTTTACAGTCTCTGAACCATCATCAACAGATATAATAATTCCTCTGAAAATCTCACCATTCGTTACAATGCTTACAATGCCGCCTTCTTGCGGTGCGTAGAAGTTTAAGTATTTTGTGTCCGTTTTTGCCACCTCAAAAGAAAGTGAAGTGGCAAGCTCATCAACAGTATTCTGCCATGAGATATTTCCGGCATAGGCTGTAATGTCAACACCATCTGCAAAAAGCTGAAAGTTTTCACTCATCCGAACACCCCCTATAAAAGAGGCACTTCGCCAAGTGTTATGCTGTAGTTCATATCACCGTCTTTTTTTATGGTGTATGAGAAGTCGTCTATACAGCAAGCCATGTTGATTGGTGTTTCTGTAATTATGAGCCGTATGGGTAATTTTTGTTTTACCCAAGTGTCTATAGTATAGAGGTAACCGAAAGCTGTGTCGCTTCTGTCACGAAGGAACGGGTAATCTCGAACCGGGAAGAAACAGCTCCACGATATACTCTTTAACGCAGGTCTTCCGATGAGCTTTAGTTGTCCCTGTGTTACGGTTTCAAAGGTCTCATTGGAGTGAGGTTTTGAAACCGTAAATTCAGGAGGGAGAACAGGCAAACGGAGAACCTGTTCTCGGTTATTCACACTCAAATAAATATCCATTTGTCTGTCTCCTTTACAAGTTTGATAGTGCAAGCTTCAGTTTTGGCATCAGCTCGTCAACAATATCATCAATTGACTTTCCGTCAGCATAGATATTGATATTAAAATGGTTTTCAGATTTTTGTGCAGTCTTATTTGCAAGCGGAGTAACTTGTGCTCCTCTTGGCAAGGTCAACATTTCGGGACCTTTTTCACCGACAATTACAGTACCATCGGTTCGGATAGTACCACCTTTTGCCAGAAGCGGAATCTGCGGAGCCGTGAATGTTGGAATTGCAGGAATGCCAACAACACCAGTGACCTTATTGATACCTTTAATAAGTCCGTTGATGCCGGAAACCGCACCACGAATCATTCCGTTAATTGCTGAAATGATGCCGTTAATAGCACCTTTGACCGCACCTACGATTCCGTTCCACACATTTGAGATTGCATTTCCGATGCCAGTGAAGACAGATGTCGCAGCAGATGAAATCGTGTTCCAAGCACCACTCAAAAAGCCTGTGATTCCGTTCCAGACAGACATCACAGTATTTTTGATGCCCTCCCACAAGCCGGAGAAAAATGATGCGATTGATGTGCCGATTGACACGAAGAAATCTCCAACTGCTTGAAATGCCTGTTTACACCATGCACAGATTGAGTCCCAATTCATCCACATAGCTACACCGATTGCAATAAGGGCACCGATGGCTACGATGATTATGCCGATTGGGTTTGCTGTAAGAGCCACATTCAATGCCCACTGTGCAGCGGTACAGATGCCTTGACAAATTGCCCATGCATTCTGAACAAGGTTAATGGCAAGAACCGCACCTTTATAAACAAGAATTGCTCCGGCGATACCTGCGATGATTGGAGCTATAAGGCCCCAATTGTTCACGAAGAAGTTAAACACCGCTGTTGCACCAGAAACAACACCTGCAAGTGCATTTACAATCAAAGGTAGTCCAACATCCTTGACCCAATTCAAAGCAGGCTTACAGAACTCAAACGCAGAAAAAAGGGCATCCTTCAATCCACCGAGGATTGTAAGGATACCGCTGAAGGCACCTGAATTTGCCTGAACTGCATTTTTGATATTTGTAAAAGCCGATACACCATAGTTCCATACCGCTTGAAAAGCTATACCAAGAGGTGGAAGTACATTGTCCTTTATCCATACAAGAGGAACAGATGCAGCATCAATAGCTGAAACAACTACATTTTGAATCGTTGGCATCACACTTGCAACATATCCAAAGGTAGAAGTCAGTACCGGGTACAACTTGCCACCAATAACCTCTTGCATATCACCCCAAGCATTTTTTACTTGTATGATTTTACCCTCTGGGGTATTTGCCATTGCCTCGGAAAGTCCACCAAAATTCTGACCTAATACTTCAACAAGCATTGCTGCTCTTTCGCTTTCGTTTCCGTTTGCAAGAATTTTCTTTTGTGTTTCGTCAAGAGTAACACCATATCTGGTAAGAGCACCGACATTCCCTGTCATAACCTTACCCATAAGGTTTGCCATCTGCTGCATTTGGTCACCTGATACTGAAACGCCATACTGTGAAACAGCCAAGTCTTGAAGAGAAGGAAGAAGTGTTTTTATCGTGTCACTTTGCAACTGAAAAGTAGCAAGCTGTGAAGCTCCTTGAATGGTAGCTTCATCTCCAACTGTTGTTATGCCTTGAAGTTCACTTGCATACTTTTTCATTGCATCCACATTTTCAAGTGTTGTACCTTTTACATTCATCATCAGCTGTTCAAGACGGGCTTCCGACTTAACCTGTGTTTCGCAAGCAGTTATACACTGTTTGGTAAAGTCCACGATTTTTGAAAACCCGGCATACGCTGCCACCACGCCAGTTACCTTTTTTGCAAGACTTGAAAGAGATGCTCCTGTCAGCTTGTTTTGATTGCTCAATTTTTTTAGGCTTCCCGTGGCATTCGTAGTATGTGTTTTAAGGTTTTTTGTCCCCGTGATAGCATTTTTTATCCCAGCGGTGAAATTACCATCTTTGATAGAAAGCGTTGCACCAATGTTCTTTTTAGCCATTAGCTTTCACCACCTGTCAGTGCCTTGTATTTTTCAAGTTCATCCTCCATATAAACTTCATAACATCCTTTATAAAAGAGCTTTTCTGTAAAGGACAAATTTATAATCTTTTCAGGAGGAATCCCTCGATTAAGGAAGTGACAGAGCATGGCAAGCTCTCCATCACCTCTTATGAGTTTTTTATCTCATTTACCACCTTAACGCCATCGACATATCCGGCAAGTTTAAGGCACTCAACGGCAATTTGCGGAATTTCACCCGCATCGAAAATCTTGTCAACAATCTCCATGGGGTCAACACAGCCGAACTCGGTCTGTAATTCCTTTGATTTGAGACAAGGCTCGGTTACACAGGAGTAAACCATGTACGCATCGCCATTGTCCATTTCCTGTGCATCACGGGCAAGTGCTGCAGTAGGACTTTCAATGGTGATTGTTCCTCCGAGAGATTTGATGAACAGAGTTGCTGTTTTCGGCTGTTTCTTGCTTTCAAGCATCTGTTCTTTTCTGCGGATAAGTTCCTGCAGTGTGATTTTTGTATTCTTATTCATATCTTTTTACCTCACTTCCACTAAATCCGGGAAATAGTAATCGGTGAAACCACCGCTGTATTCCTCGTCAATCATTTTTGCGTTTTCAAACTTCTGCAATGTCAGCTCATTGAACCAAGCATTTTCGATTACAAGTCGTTCACTGCCGTAAGCATCAGGGTCATCAATTTTTGAGATGATCTGAATACGGACATCCTGACCTTGCTTTATTTTTTCGGAAAGGAGCTGTGCTCCACGGGAGAACACCTTCTTAACCTTCATGCTCCATTCACCCGTGAGACCAGTCATTTTGGAGTCTTTTGCCATCTGCATAACAAAGTCTACATCCTCACGTTCAATCTTTACTTTTGCTTCGTATGAATCGGTTTCATAGACAGGCTCACCATCAATGTAAACCATGCCCCATTTACCATTCATAACTCTTGGTGCTGTAGGTTTAACTGCCATACTCGGTTACCTCCTTACTCAATATAGATTCTAAAGTTCAAATCTTCGATGGCATCTTGGATTTGAATGTTTGCTTTTACAAACACATTTGTTCCTGTATTTGCGGTCTTGATTCTTTCATCCTCCCAAGCAGAAACATCCTTTGTTTGACTAAGCCACTCACGGGTAGCATCGAGGTCAATTTCAGCCTTGTTATCAAACTGGTCATAAAGAACTCCACGACCTGCGAGGTCTTTGAAATACTTATTGACCGCAGCAATGAACACGATTTTGTTGTCGTATGAGTTTTCAACCTTACCAACAAACTCATCTTCAAAAGTGTTTCTGATATCATCACGAATCATGTCGACAGCTTCCACGATTTTGATTTTTGCGAAGTCTTCACCTTTATTTTCGTTGAAATCAACAAGTGAGTTTACGCCTCTTGCAATCTTAATCTTTGTGCCATCGTTGATAAGGATGAGCTTGCCGCTGTCTACATCGGTATCGGGAGTTTCGCTCTCCGTGATGCTTTCAACCTCTGAAAGAGTGTAGTATGTGGCACTTCTGTTAAGAGGAAGTCCGGCAAGGATACCTGCGATTCTTGCACAAAACTCTGCTGTGGTATATGTCTTCGCTCCGACCTTGATATTATCAGTGGCAAAGTTTATGATACCTTCAAAATTTGCAGAACAGTTCGGCAGAACTGCTTTGAATGTTTTATGGTGCAAATTACGCATCTGTGTAGTGAAACCAACAACAGTTGTAATTTCTTCAGATGTAATCTGCGGCACAGTTAAATAATACCACTGCTTATTCTTAAGCCTCTCAAGTGCGGTTCCGATGTCTCCGTCAGTGCGGATTCGCTCAACAATCACTTTTGAAGGGCTGCCCATAAATATGAGCTGTAAAAAAGCGAGATTGGAAGCTGTAAAATGGCTCTTCACAATTTCGCTTTCTCTGTTGTATATGTGCGTCTCTGTTGTGTTGCTGTTATCTTTCAGAATGACAGCAACAATACCTCGCTCACTTCTTGTGATGATTGTTTCTGCGAGGGTTTTGAATTCAATTAAAATTTTAGGAAGTCCCATGACTGCCTGTCACCACGCTTTCTTTTAGTGTTTTCATTTTCGGAATTCTTGTTGCTTTTTGAGTAATTTCTTGTAAGAACTCAAGCTCGAAGTATGCAAGCAGAGTTGATTTGTCGGCATCAAATGAAATCTCATTGATAGACAAATATCTGTCTTTGACCTTCAACGGAGAATACAAGAATATTTTCTTGAAATCTTCCGCTGTTTTGATAAGCTCCTCTTTAGTTTCTATTGATGGGAAATATGAAATCTCCACACTGTTAGTTATCAGCTCATTGAACTGGTTTTCAATCGTTACACTGACAGGCATAACCTCAATAAAACACGCAGGCTTTGTAAAGCCTTCTTTTACCTCGGAAGCAACAACCGAGTAATCGTTCTTTTTCAGGAGCTTCGCTACAGCGGTTTGTATGTCTTTAATCTCAATCATAATTCAACCTCTTTCACAAGGTCGGCAAGGAGCTTCTCTGCCGACTTGTCAAATGTACTTTCAATGTCGCTCATTGCTGAAGCAATCATCTTTTTACCTTCGGTTCGACCGCCGGATTTAACTCCTCGGACAGCTCGCTGTAAGACATTGAGCTTCCGTCCGTTTTTGTTGCCTTTACCGCCAGTGACAATCTCATGTCCGTCTTCAACAAGATGGGCATAACGAGAAGCGGACTGCATACGGGCAACTCGTGCTTTACCATAAACTTTAGGCTTTTTAGTACGCCATGTGGATTTGAGTTTTTTTGTTTCACCCACAGGTGTTTTGCCTTTGGTTCGGTTGGCAGCGATACGAGCCATTGCCATAAGCATTGCATCCGTTTTATTTGGGTATTTCTGTTCTATGCGGTTAAAGGCTTTCTGCAAATCATCGAAACCGAAAGTGCCGTCATCATTCGCCATCGTATTCCTCGGTATCAAGACTTTGTGCTGTGGTTCTGTCTTTTTCAGTAGCCACAATTTGAAGCTCCTCATGTCTGCCGTTGAGGTCAAGGATTGATACGATTTCAAATTCCCGGTTGTCATAAAGGATGTGCATATCCTGCGTTATCCGGGGAAAGAAGCGAGTTGATATTTTGTATGTTGTTTCAGCACGGAGCTTTTGGCTTTCTTCATACTCTCTGCCACTCATCGGAACGACAAGTCCGGCAACAGAGTAATTCTTAAGAGCCAACTTTTGAGCATACGGCTTACCATCAACATAAGCCAAGAGAGCATTTCCGTCATCATCATATGTCAAATACACCTTATCATCATCCACCTGCAAAGGAAGCGGAAGATAAGGTTTGAAGGGTTTGTATTTCGGCACAGTTTCGCCCATAGAATTTGTTTCAATATCTGTGGGACGAAGAAATACAATTCTGTGCCTGAGTTTGGAAAAGTTCATCAGAACACCTCATTTCTGTAATCATCCAATAAACGATACACCGCCTTGGGAAGAGGTGTGCCGTCTCTGTGTTCAAAGTAATGGGAGATTACCAACAGCTGTGCCAATCGTATGCTTTCAACTGGTTCTTTTGGTATCTCCCTACGGAGATAATTTTCGCACAGCTCTTTTGCAAGAATAAGGAGGACAGAAAGATATCTGTCCTCCGCATCCGTGTCGAGCCTTAAAAACTGCTTTACATTATCAAGATTCAGCATCGGCTTTTGCACCCGCCTTTGGTTTGGCAGTTGTGGTCTTGATTTCTTCAGCAAGGTTGGCTTCAACAAGGTCTTTTCCGACCGTATTTGTTACATCAACAACATCGCCTTTTTTATAAGAAAACTTAAGTCCACTACAGCCTTTAAGAATTCTTATCTTCATCAGGCATCACCTCACGCAGATTTCATTTTCAGAACCTTCATGGATTCAGGAAGGATGAGCTTGCCGTCAAGTCTCTTTGTTGCAAGGAATCCGACCTGACCGCTGTCAGCGAATCTTTCATTGAGTCTCTTGAAGGTAATACCTTCACGGTCACCAATCCAGTAGTAAGAGAAGTCACCGAAAAGAACAGGCTTCTGTCCGGCTTTCAGTTCCGGCATAAAGGGTGAAGTATAAACTCTCTTACCAAGAATTGTTTCATAATCCCCGGCATGGAGAGCAGGCTGCCACAAGAACTGTCCGTTTTCGTCCTTGAGTTTTCTGATAGCCGCAACTGTAGCATCGTTGAGAACCCAGATTGCATTCTTACGATACGGAGCCTTAAGGCTATAGAAAAGGTCTACAATGTCATCCGCTGTAATTGCTGTAGCGGATGCTGCTGTAATACCGATTTCAGCACCGCCATCATCAGCAAGGACACCGAGAGGCTTCTTGACACCGTTACCAGTAAAGAAGGATTCTTCTTCCTTGTCACCGATTCTTCTTGTGAATTCGGCAGAGAAATATGACTCAAGGTCGAAAGCAGAGTCATTAAGAAGCTCTTCCGAAACCTTAATGATTGTACCAACCTTGTGTGCATCAATCTGCTGCTGACCGAATACGTCATCACCATCGGGGATGATGCCTTCTTCTTCAACCCAAGAAGCGGTACCTTTTTCTGTAACGATAGGGATTTTACGGCTTCCGTTTTCGGTTGTGATTACGGTTGCGTGTTTACGGACAATGGTCTCATTTTCAAGAGACTGCACAAGAGTTCTTTCAAACTCATCCGGCACAAGGTAACCGCCTTCACTGTCGACACCTTCCTGAAGGGCGTTTCTTACTTCATAAGATACACTGCCGTTCTTTGCTCTTGCCTGATTCCAGAACGCATCTTTATAGGAATCGGAAGCACGCCCGGTTTTGGTGTCGTCTTTTGCCTTTGCAGGCTTTTCGGTAATAGGTGTAGAAACAGGCTTTGAAAGCTCTGCATCCATTGCTTCGAGTCTTTCCATTCTGCCGATTGCTTCATCGTACTTTTTGATGCTCTTTTCCATATCATCATAGGTTGCTGCATCTTCCGCAGAAAGGATTCCGTCAACAGCGTGTGCCTCAATAAAAGCCTTTGCCGCTTCAAACGCCTTTGCTCTTTTGTTACGCATTTCAATAATATTCATAGTATAAGTCCTCCTTAAATTTATCTTTTTAATAGATTGAGTCTTTCCATAAGTTCATCTACGGAACGACCAGTTTTGGGTGTTGCTGTGTTTGTGGGGCTGTAATGCTTTTTGAGTTTAGTCATCAAAGCATTGTCAGCTGTCTTGCGAGAAAACATTACTGCATCGGCAGGCTCTTTGGAAGGTGCCGGAGGAGCAGTTTTTTTCTTTTCATCATCGTCCTCATCCTCATCGGGTTCTTCCTTCGGAGTTTCTTCCGGGTCAGTTTCCTTTGGCTCATCGGTTTTTGGTTCTTCCTTTTTGGTTTCTTCTGTGCCGAGTTCGAGTTCTTTTTCCTCGTCCTCATCATCCTGTTCATCATTTCTGAAAAGAATGTCATCTGCAAAACCAAGCTCGACAGCTTTGTAGGCATTCATCCAAGTTTCAGAATCCATAAGGTGCGATATCTTTGCTCTCGACATTCCTGTCTTGAGGTGATAAGCATTTATAATGGATTCCTTAACCTCATCAAGCATCTCGATTGCTTTCTGCATATCCCCGGCATTGCCCATTGCAACTGTCATAGGGTTATGAATCATAAGCATTGAGACGGGTGACATTAACACTGTACTGCCTGCCATAGCAATTACAGATGCTGCCGATGCTGCAATGCCATCAATTTTAATAGTTACATTGCCGTTGTAATCCTTCAGCATATTGTAAATCTGTGCAGCAGCTACGCAGTCGCCACCGGGAGAGTTAATCCAAACAGTAACATCACCGTCCCCGGAAAACAGCTCGTCTTTGAAAATCTGCGGTGTGACATCATCGTCAAACCAACTTTCCTCTGCGATTGTTCCGTTGAGGTGAAGTATCCTCGCTTGGCTCTCCTGATTGTTTGTCCAATTCCAGAACTTCTTCATTGCTTTCGCTTACCTCCTTATCGGTGTTTATATTTGCAAAGGCTCCTGCGTTTCCAAGCGGGAGCATATTGCCATTGATTAAGTAAAGGTCACCACCAAGCTCGGCAGGAATGCGGTCGAGGTTTTCAAGCTCACGGATGTCGTTTGCACTCATCCAACCGTTCTGTCTTGCGATGGAGTAACCATTCATTCTGCTCTGGTAATCACCACGGAGCAGACCTTCAAGATTGAATTTAATAAAATACTCCTTCTTATCATCCAAAGTGAGCAAGGCTCGTGTCATGGATTGCTCCCATCGGATAACCCACGGGTCAAGGGTGTATTTTACAAACTCAAGGGATTGTTGCTCAATATTAGAAAAGCTCGACTTCTCAAGGTCTCCGACCATATGCGGTGGAACTCTGAAAATTCGAGCAATTTCATTGATTTGAAACTTTCTTGTTTCCAAGAATTGTGCTTGTTCCGGGGAGATGGAGATAGGTGTATATTTCATTCCTTCTTCCAGAACTGCGACTTTGCCGGAGTTTGAAGAGCCTCCGAACTGGCTCTGCCATGCATCCCGAACCCTTGTGGGGTCTTTGATTGTGCCGGGGTGTTCAAGTACACCGCTTGGGGCTGCACCATTGGCAAAGAACTTGGCCCCGAACTCTTCGCAGGCAATTGCCATACCGATTGCATTCTTTGCCATTGCTATGGGTGAATATCCAACCAGTCCGTCAAATCCAAGACCGGGAATATGAAGCACATCATATGGATTTAGTTTCACCGATGTGCCTTCCATAGTATGAGCTTCTTCATTTGCCCTCTGGTAGGTATAATAAAGATGCCCGTTTTCATCTCGGTCAACTGTCATCTTGTTCGGCATAAGCGGATACAGAGCAATGACTTCACCTTTGCCGTTTCTGATGATTTGTGCGTAAGCATTACCCCAAAGTAGGAGATGCGTCATAAGTGTTTCTCTGAACACAAAAGAACTCATTTCCGGGTTCGGCTCATCATGCAACAGCAAATACAGTGGATGGTCACAGGCTTTTTCTTTGCCACCGCTTTCCGTGTATTTGTAAAGGTGAAGAGGTAGTCCGGCGATTGCTTCAGCGAGAATTCTCACGCAAGAGTATACCGCTGTCATTTGCATGGCTGACCTTTCGTTTACTGGTTTGCCGGAAGTCGAGCCACCCATAAAGAATGAAAAGTTACTTCCGACTGTTCGGTTTTGAGGCTTATCCCTTGAACGGAATAGACCAGATAGAATACCCATTGTTAATCAACCCCTTTCAGTTTTTCTTTTAATGTATTAAAAAAGGCTTTACCTTTAATCGGCAAGCCTTGACTTGTCAGCTCATCCTCATAAGCAAATCGGACTTCGAGCTGTTCTACGGAGTAGTTTTTCAGAAACTTTCTCCATGTGTGCTTATCCATGTAGCGAAGTTTCTCCCAAAGCTCTGGGAAATGTCTACGGAGCTTTCGGAGTTCCTCGAAAGATTGTAACGGGCAGCACCAACAAGAAACTCGATTAAAAATGTCATATAAGCCATCCCAATCGAAACCTCGCTCTTTGCAGTAGGCAAGGCAGTCTGCTTCGGTCATACCCCAATCAATAAGAGGATAGTTGAATTTACGGATACGCTGTGGTTCATCGGCAGCAATGCCAATGTACTGACACAGAGTATATTCTTCCGATAGGTCTTTAAGGTATCGGTCGATTACCCGTGTCTTTAAAACAGAAGTACACCAACGATTACGGGGACCGCCCCAACTGAATCCTTTTCTGCCTTCAAGTTCAGGATTCTTTCTTTTGGGCATATATTCATAAAAAAGGTATTCAAATGATTGTGGAGCTTTCAGCCGTGTTATAGGTTTGTTTATGTATTGTTCCAACTTATCAATATGACGGTACATTGCATCAAACTCTAATCCTGTGTCGCAAAAGAGAATGATATCAACGGGCATTCCTTCTTCAAGCATTCGCAGAAGCATTGCTGTTGAATCCTTACCGCCGGAGAGTGAAACAATATGTTTTATAGGTTTTTCCATTTTGTCCTCCTTATATAAACAGAATTCCACGCTCGTCATAGACACTTTCTGTTGTGTCATTACCGCAGCGGATGGCACGGTCAAGAGCCATAATGGTTGCAACAGCACCATCAATCTTTTCAGTGGATTTTTCCTTGTCCGGCTTTATGTTTCCGGCAGGGTCAGTCCTTACATAAATGTTATCCATCATCCAGTGCAGAACCGGGTGTCCGCCATGAGCAATTCGCTCTTCAAGCACGAGCTTCATCAGCTCTTTAGTTGGTGGGGACATATCCTTAAACCCCTGACCGAAAGGAACAACAGTAAATCCCATACCCTCAAGGTTCTGAACCATTTGAACAGCACCCCAACGGTCAAATGCTATTTCACGGATGTTATATTTTTCACCGAGCTTTTCGATGAATTTCTCTATAAATCCGTAATGAATAACATTACCCTCGGTTGATTTCAGAACTCCTTGCTTTTCCCAAAGGTCATAAGGAACGTGGTCCCTCCGAACTCGAAGGTCAAGGTTATCTTCTGGAATCCAAAAGTAAGGAAGAATAATGTATTTGTCGGCTTCATCCATTGGTGGGAACACAAGGACGAAAGCGGTGATATCGGTTGTGCTTGAAAGGTCAAGTCCACCATAACAAACTCTGCCGTGAAGTTCTTCTTCATCCACAGCAAAGGAACATTTATCCCATTTTTCCATCGGCATCCACCGAACCACCTGTTTAACCCACTGGTTAAGTCGCAACTGACGGAAAGCATTTTCTTCAGCCGGATTTTGCTTTGCCGATTCACAGGCAGCACGAACTTTGTCTACGCCAACCGTAATGCCGAGAGAGGGGTTTGCCTTTTTCCATACTTTAGGGTCAGTCCAGTCATCCTCTTCATCAGCACCGTATATCACGGGATAGAATGTTGGGTCAATTTTTCTGCCCTCAATGATGTCCTTTGCCTTCTGGTGTGTTTCATAGCAGATGGAATGAGTATCTGTCCCGGCTGTGGTGATCAGGAAATACAGAGGTTGCATACGAGCATCACCGGAACCTTTGGTCATAACATCAAACAGCTTTCTGTTCGGCTGCGTGTGAAGCTCGTCAAATACAACTCCGTGGATATTGA